ATCTTCAAGACATTCCGCAATGGATTGGTCACACTCACGCATTACTTCTTGAATAAGCATAGCGGCTTGTGCCAGTTTAGTGATTTGTTCATACTTGTTCATTCTTCAACTCCGAAATGTTCTCGGATCGCTTGTAGGCAATCGGCCCGCATAGCATCTTCGATTTGATTTCTGTAATCAAGATAACCGTTTGGAACCTTACTAACAATGTCAACACATTCCCGAACAATCAACTCTGCAAACTTGTTAACATCAAAACATTCAGGGCTTGAGCATTGTTCAGCAAGTTCTCGAATTCGTTTGTTCATTGGTAATCACCTAATAGGTAACTGAGTAGATCACTGTCCAACTCCCACTGAGAATTGTAAACGACCGATTCGAGCCAGAACAGAAAATTATCACTAAGTTCGCCAACGTACATTACATGCTCCAATACCGCTCAGTTGACGGATCGCAACAATATGGAGTATCTTCCGCGATTTGAATTTCTTGACCCGTCATAAGGTTTTTAACGGTCTTCATTCCTACTGGATACTTAATCATAAACAAAGTTTCTGCTAAAACTTCGTATACTTGGCGACCAGCATTACGATTAGAACATGTCGCACTACGCTTGGCACCACCAGCAGAGTTGAAATAACGCTTGTCCTGGTGAGGGAAATCTTTGTGGAAGACAATATAGTACATTTTTGGCTCCATTCAGTTTGGATAAATTATACGATATTCAGATGCAATAGTCAACCGGAACTTCAATGACTGTTTAGTGCAGGATTGAAATTTTTGATCAATTCACGCTCACGAGCGTGAGCCGGTTTGCGTCCACGAATCAATTCAAGTACACCATACTCAAAAGAGTTAACACCATGCTCTCGAATGCTACGGCAAAGAGCCCAATCTTTATTTTCAGTTAGAGCACGACGAATATGTTTCTGAATACGAATCTTAAGTGCTCGACGAACCTGTTGTCCGCAAACGGTAATCCCAATGTATTGCTCATGCGTTACTAAGTTAGTAATTACATAAACAACATGCTTAGTATCTTGGCGGCGTTTTCTTTGCATCATGTAAGTATTATACATGATGTCGTACCAGTGGTCAACCGTTTTTTTTGCTTAAATTTTAAGCATTTTTTGTTGTTTTTTGACAACAAAACTGTTGTTTTTTAACAACAAATTTAGTGCACTGTAACACCCGATCGAATCATTAATTCCGATGTATCAACCCCGAACATTTCTAGAATTTTTAGAACATTTTCCGGTGGAGTATCAAATAATATTTCAGGACCAAATACTGTTTTTAAATTTCCTTCGCTATCAATAAGAAAACCAAAATCGTCGTCCTCAACTGCAAACTCTGTTCTATCGTTAAACTCAAACGAATCGTCGAGTAATTGTTCGGATCTTTTTGACATGACTGACTCCTCTTTGCTAAGGTATTTAACTTGAGTCGGATAAGGTATTATCGAGTCAGTTAATAATTACTTAATTTTATTTAAATAGAATCAAACTCATTGCAACAGTTTGAGCAACGAATCCAACACAAATAGTAGCTATATAAAGAAAATTCTTTTCAATTAAACTTTTAAAAAACAAAGTGATTAATGCGGCCCAAATGAATAAAACTAAATCCACAGGAGGTAAAGAATCGGTCTTGTTAAGTAATACCGAAGCTAAAGTAGGAACGGTAGCCAAATGCATTAATATGATACTTAACCATCCTAGTGTATGAGCACTTAGTTGTCCTAACTGTTTTGTAAAAAATGTATAAAAGAATAAGGGAATTAATTTTAGAAAATCAAAAACTTTAGAAATCATTTATTTGCTCCTATTAACGATAAAAAATATGACGACCAATTTTGGTTATTCTTTCGCGATTCCAGCCCGGATTAACATAATCTGCATGATAGTATAGTGCATGAGTTAAACTAGGAAGTCTATATCCTTCCAGTAAAACTTTTTTAGCCACAACCATACATTCTTGATATACTTCTTTGTTTATCGGTTTTATAAATGATGCTCTATCACAATACCAACTAAACTGACATACAGTTTTTTGATAAACTATATTTTTTTGATAAACAGTTTTACAAATATCGTCTGGAAATATACCACTTTGTGTTCTATTGATTGTAACTTGAGCTACTGCAACTTTTCCTTCAAATGGTTCCGTGGCAGCTTCGTAATAGATATTTTTAGCTAAACAAGTCAATTGGCGATCTCTTAATTCAGCTGTAATTTTATTAGCTTCAATTTTGGCAATCTCGCTGAATTTTTTCTCTATACTCCAAGCCAATAATTTAGCAGTAAAAAAAATCCCGGTTGCCATCATAATAGCAATTAGTACCACTGATAGAAATTGCGAAAAACCTCCTGCGACCTCTTTGGTAGTCGATTCGGATTTATAAGTCATTACTTCTCCTTTACAAACGATGAGAATATCTGTAATTATAACACTAGCTATCCAAGCTAGTCAAACTTTATGATTAATTGCAGAAATTCTGATTTGATAACCAAGTAGCATACTCTAATGGATCCAGTTTGGTGTAATTAGATATGTTACGGTTATTTAATTGATAAATGTTATTGCCTTCGAGAATTGCTGCGAAAATTGCTTCGCCGAATACATTGTTGGCTGTGATACTTTTTATCATTTCACCATATCTTAAATTTGATATATCGCGATGTATATTATGTAGTTCATTAACAAATGCTACTACTGAATAGACACTAGCACTAGACGATGTTAAATCAATAGATGATGCAACAACATTTTTTCTTTCATTGAGTAGTCTATTAAAAATTTCTTCAAATCTTAAACTACCATTGACAACTAAATTTGAAATTAAATTCGACGACAAAAAATTAGCTGTTTGATTTTCTATTTGTTGAGCTACAGTTGAATTGTTTGGTGTGGTAATAGATTGTTCAATGGCTAATTTTAAATTATTTCCAGGAACTGAACTAATTAATTGATTATGGATCGATATTAGTTCATTAATTTTATCGGTGTACCCGATACCACCGGCACTACCAATGACATCTGTAACTACCGGATTTCCGAAAATGCCAGTTCCGTTGCCTAGAGAATCTGTCGCACCAACAAATATGTGTACAGGAGCCAATGATCCTAGATTCGAAAGGTATGGGAGATCGTCGGTTTGAATTGACGAATATAAAACTTTTACATCTGAGAACGACGAAAAAGACCCTCCGATGTTAGTAAGTTTTCTTGACAGATCCGAAAACGATCCGCCGGCCGCAGTCGCTGCCGCAGGTGATAAAACTTTTTGTATATCTAATACCTCAGCAAGATTTTCTAATTGCCGATAAGGTTTGAATTTAGTAATAGATAAAATTGTTTTTAAGTCGGACCCTTTTATTTTTGATAATGCAGATAATACTGAACGAACATCCTCATTAGGCAAGTTAGGAATACTGACACCTTCTTCCGAAAGTGCTTTACTAATTTGATAAAAACCTTGACTTAAAAGATTTTGACATAAAGTTCTTGGGTCGTTTAACTTAGTCAAGTTCTTAATATCGTACATAGTACCAAAATTGCCAATTTGATTAACTAATGACGCGAATCCAGAACTAACCACTGTTCCATTATCTAATTCAATTTCGGAATTAATTCCGCCGGAAACTTCCCTATATTGACTACTTACACCACCGGTTAAAATATCATGATAGTTTTTAATTGTAATACCGAAACTATTAAAAGAAGTATTTTGAACTTGTGCAAAACTACCTGTCAGATCGAATATAGTTTTACAATATATATTAACTTGTGGTAATATATCTACTAATCCAATCGACCCCGATGCTAATACTAAGTTAGCTTGATTTCTTACATCATTAATTAAATTCGTAAAGTCAAATTTTGTTTTTAAATCATTAGGTATCAAATTTTGTTTTTCTACACTAACTTTTCCCGTTAAAAACTCCGGGAGATCATTTAATGCATTAGTCACTGCTGGATCAGTATTAACCGCCAATGCCGAATTAACTAATTCAACAAAATCTAAATTATTAAATCCGTTGACTGCTGCAACTAAATTAGAAGAAACACCGAAACCCTGATTCTTCAACAGGCCGGCAGATGCAACAGATTGTATAGGGGTAAAAAACTTAGCCATACTGTATTTATTTTAAAATACTTGGCAATTTGAGTGATTAACCAGCAACAACATTAGGACTTCCGTCGGCTCTCGGATGGCCGCATTGGTCCATGTTCCCTCTAACATTAATTGGTATATATTCCGCAATTACATTTGTCAACCCATTGCTAGTAACTGTTGACAAATGTGGCGGAAAAAAGGGCATATGGGGTGTAACACCGGTACCATCGATTACTATAGGTAGTCCATTAACCAGTACCGATGGGGCACCAACTCTTGCAGCCCCACCGGCAGTATTTCGATCGCCTTCTCTATGTACTGGTTCTTGTGGCATCATCAACCCGCGTTATTTACTACAGAAATATAATGGTCTCTCATTTTTTCGTGAGTACGACACATTGTAATGATATGTTGATCTCGAAGAATTAAATTTTCTTTATCCGGATCAAGACCAAACATTGCTTGAATTAACCCTATTCCTTCTGGGCTTGTAACCACGATACAAGGTTTATTTAATTCATAATAGCTATCGGTGATCGAAACTAATCTTCCAACGACTTCATCTCCGACCACAGTTTTAAATGAAACTATCTCGTCGATTTCGTAAGGTTGTTTTACTCGTTCAATTAACATTTGAAATATTCCTTAATTCTTGAAATTTACTTTCATCCAATTTACTTAGACCGGTATAGCCGCCTTCAACAAAAAGTTTGTCGTTGAAATAAATTTGCGGTACGGTGCGATGTCCTTCTGCAATGATAAATTCTTTTGCTTCGGGATCTAAATCAACACGAATTTCCTTGAATAATATTCCTTTTTGTTCAAGAAGATATTTGGCTTTATCGCAAAAAGGACAATTTGATTTGCTGTATATTGTTAACATTTAATAACTATCTTTCGGTGTAATAAATGATGTAGTTATAGTAACATTGGAATCATTTATTAAAGTTGTAGCGGTTTCTTGAAGTATTGTCCTTAATTCCCAGCTTGAAAACCTGAAACCAGTGGGTCTCGTAGCAGTGTCTTTGATTAATTTACTACATCGAAACAATATTGCTTCTTCGACAATCGAATCGGACATTTTTTCTTTAAAGCTCGAGATTACCGGTGTAAATGCTCGCTTCTACTAGAATGTCCTCTGTAACGAAATCTTGAGCAAATGCTTCCATTGCATTTACGATACTGGTAGTAACTACTGTACTATCCGTTACATTAGCAGTATCTCGAATTAATTTACTGAATCTAACCAAGATTCTTTCTTCATCAATTTGTGCCATTTTTATTCTCCTTAAATATTTGGCAATTCTTCGTAGTTTACAGTTTCACTCATAACACCAATAACATAATTAGTGCTTTCTGATTCCTGCAATGCTGTTTGTTTCTTATTAATATTTATATGTTTATTGAACCAAGGTATAGGATTAGTTTTAGGGTGATCTTCAAGATATTTAATACCAATATCTTTTAATTTGGTAAACGCAGTATAATCTACAAAATCTTTAAGAATAGCAGCATTTAATCCTATAACTGGACCTTTCATGAACAAATAATCAGCCCAGTCTTTTTCCTCTCTAATAACATCTAGATACATTGAGTAAACTTCATCTCGACATTGTTCAGCTACTTGTGCGAAACGATGATCATCTTTAACTACTTGATTGATAAGCCAAGCGGTCCATTCTGCGTGTAAGATTTCATCTTGCAGTATTAAACTAATTATATTTCCATTACCAATATAAATTTTATTTTCTACCATTGCAAGACTGGTTGCAAAACTAACCATAAATCGTAATGCTTCGAGCGCATAACTAGCATTGAGAGCTAACCAAATTGCTCGAATATACTCTTCTTCATTGACATCGGCATTGAGTTCTCGACGACAATTAATTTCATGCAATTGATCATAATATCGACCAATATTACTAGCCATGTTAACTATTTCTTGTGTTTCGTGAATTTTATTAAATTCGTCCTTTGGCACCCCATAAACATTTCTAATAATATGACTATAGCTTTTACTATGAATATTCGTTTCGAAAAAACTCCAATTACTTACTAATGCTTCTAATTCAGGAATACTAATTACGGGGCCAAATACTTGAGCCGGCGCTCGACCCTGAATACTGTCCAAAGCAGTTTGACGAAGAAGATTTGAAGTGAATATATGCTTGATCGCATCCGTAGCTTCCTTATGATCGATTTTATCTTTTGTAAGACTAATTTCTTCGGGCACCCAGAAGAAACCTCGTGCCAACTCTTCGAATTTCTGTAACTTTGAATATTTGACTTCTTCGAATCGCTGGACGGTGACGGATCCATCTAAGAACATCCGTCGTTTTAAATAATTGGGATTATCTTTTAAATCGTATTGTGATTTACTCATTTATATTATGTCCTAAAATTACAATTTACAACTTTCACAATCGGCTTCGATATCAAATATTTCAGGTGGCTCAGGAGGATTCATATATGTTTGAATTCCTACACTGTTACTGGTATTATTAGTAATCGAAACCTTAGCTCCAACCTTATTAATCAGACTATAGTAAATAGTTTTAATTCCCCATTTGTAAGCTAGCATAAGATTTTTAGCTACTAATGTTCCGGGAACTTTACCATCTCGAAAATGTGCCGGATTATAAAATGTGTTGGTACTTAAACTTTGATCAATATATGCGGCTAAGACCGCAGCAGTTTTAAGATAGTTAACACAATCTGTTTGATCCCACATTAATTGATATCTATTTTTTAATCGTTTATATTCCGGAACCACCTGAACAAACGACCCGGCTTTACTTTCTTTTACACTAATTAGTTCCATTGGCATTTCAATGCCATTGGTACTATTAAGAACTACACTACTAGATTCCACTGGAGCAACTGCCATTAATGTTGCATTTCGAATCCCATATTTCAATAACTTTTCTCTCAATAGTTCCCAATCCATAGAAGGAGTAAAATCGGTCAATTCGTTGACGCCGGAATTTCTGCGTTCCCATGGAAAAATTCCTCGGCCATACCAAGTATGTTGACTTCGTTTACATGATCCTCTTTCTTGCGCTAACTCAATACTGATTTCTGTTAAGTAATAAGACTGATGTTCCATCCATCTCTTAACTTCGGCCAATGAATCACTACTACCATATTTAAAATTTCTTTTGGCATGCCAGTAGGCCAGATTAGTAATTCCGACTCCCAACGGTTCAAAATCTTCATTAGCGAGTCGACTTTGTACACTAAGAAAATCTTGATAATTTAAAAGATTACTAAGACTGCGAACTAAAATGCGACAGCATTTACGCATATCTTGCGGATTACGAAATGATCCCCAATTTATACTGCCAAGAGTGCAAAGAGCAATTCGTCCCTCTGGGTCTTCAATTCTCTGGAAAGGGCGGGTGGGTAAAAGTATCTCCTGGCATAAGTTTGATTGATATATCGGATCCAACGTTGTATCAAACGGCCCTTGATTGATGACGTTGTCCACGTTGACAAGATATATGCGCCCAGTATCAGTGCGTTCTTTAAGGATGCCATTTTTAAATATCTCATCCGCTGATATAACTTTCTTTTTCTTTGTCTTATCTTGCTCATATTGAATATATAATTTTTCGAACTCGGCCGAATCTCTATAGTATGCTTCGTATAGGTCGGGTACTTCATGCGGATCAAAAAGTGTAATGTTTTCTCCGTTTTTGTATCTACGCCAAAACATAGCATTAACTACTACACTGTAATCCATTTGTCGTACACGAGTTTCTTCGGTTCCTTGATTATTCTTTAAAACAATCAAATCTTCGAATTGAGAATGCCAGACTGGGAAAGTTACTGTACAACTAGCGTTGCGAATCCCGCCTTGACTACAACTTCGAAGATCTGCAAACCATTTCTTTAAGAATGGTATCAAACCCGTATGTTTGATCTCACCATTACGAATCGGGGCCCCTAGGGGTCGAATTCTTCCTATTTCAAGGCCAATACCGGCTCGTTTTGAAGCATATTTGGCCATCATTTCGCCGGCGGCAAAAATCGAATCCAAAGTATCGTCGCTGCTAATAAGAACACAAGAACTAAATTGTTTAGTAGTAGTACCTAGTCCAGCCAAAACAGGGGTGGCCAAAGTGAAGTGTCCATCAGACGCACATTCATAATATTCTTTAACATATTTCAGTCTAGTGTCTTTAGGTTCGTTATGAAATGCTGTTGCAGCAGCTACCGCATATCTTACCTGAGGCGTTTCATATATTTTACCATTGGCACGATTTTGGACCAAATATTTTTCGCAAAGTTGTGCTATCGCTGAATATGTATAGCTTTCGTCCTTAGTATGATCGATAAACAAATCAATAATATTCCATTCATCCTCTGTATACCATTCTAACAATTCAGGAGTATACATTCCTAATTCTATGTTTTTCTTTACAATACTATAAAGTTTAGGAGGATCGTATTGACCATAAACTTCTTTTCTCAGCATACTTAGTCGTTGTCGACCGGCTACATATTGGTAATTTACATTATTAATTTCTGGGTTTTCGGTTTCGTCAATTAGACTTACCATTGACTGTAACAATAGTTGATCTATAGTCTCTGTAGTCATTCCGTCATGAAATTCAAGCTGAGAACGAATTTCAATCATCGAAGGACTTACTCCGTCGATTCCTCTGCATCCAAAAGCTACTTGTCGTTGTATTTTTGATATATCCAATGGGACTCTTTGTCCGTTTCTTTTTATAACTTGTATTTGGGTCATTGATTCCTCTTATCTTTAATAAAGATCAAGTGCCAGATCTTGGGTCGAATAACACGATTGCAAAACATATTTTTCATCGATGTGAGTTTTATTTACTATCTCATTAAAAATCAAATTAAGTATATATTTTCCGTTATTGACCCAAACGGTATTCACAATATCTCTATTTTTCAAATCTTTATAGATTCGAATTTCGAGTGTATCGATATCTTTATTAAAATGATTACTTAGATATAAAGTATAAAGCATTCCTAAACATTTTGCAAGGTCACAGTAATAATTTTCGTGCAATAATGTCCACGGATCTGGCCATTTAGTTATATCTATACTATCTAAATAGTGTGTTACATATGGTGCGTAACTCCACAATTGAGAGGTTTCTCGAAGTGCTTGAGGTAAATCAAGTTGACCAATTTTTTCTCGAAATTCCTTCCATTCGTGGAGCCTTTCTTCAGGCTTTTGATTCCACATTTTCTTGATTTATCTAATTAATGATTTTATATCGTAAGTTAAAGTTACAGGTGCCCCACTACCATCCACGGCACAAATTATATAAGGTTTTGGTGATCCACCAGATGAATTATATTCAACACTCATTTCAACTCCAGTCGGTCCTGTTTCTGTATAAGAATCATGAAATTCAAATCCCACATTCGTGATGTTTAATCCAAATTTAATTGTGCCAAATCTTTGTTCGTTGTTTCTTTCGATACTATAGTTGATCAACCCACGACGATATTTAACAGGAACCGGTATAAAATTATTACTATTATTTGCTGCGATTACACTTTTACCAATGGTCATATAAGTATGACCTAATTTAATATGATTCGAAGCATCAGTGCTAATTACTGACTTATTAATTCCTTGCCTTATTGCAGGAACTACTAAATCTTGATCTAAAGTTCTTGTAATTATATCTCCTAGAGAATAACTCAAATTTCCTTGTAATTCGATAACCGGAGTTACAGGATTATTTTCAACATTGTAATCATGTCCTACATTCACAAAAGTGTTATATGCACTGATTACCCCGACAGACTCAGAGGAAGTTACAATACCTTGTGCCCCTACATTATTAAACAATGAACTGGTAATTTTTATACCTAAGACATTGCCTGTGTCGCTGGTAATTTTAACTCCCTGGAATACATTGCCGAATGTACATTTATCAAATGTAACATTATCTATTCCAACGGTGTTAGTTATTTCTGCTGCAACCCCTGATTTATAAAAATCGCATTCATTAAAATAAATCGACGATGCCTTTGCTATCGCAGAAGTAATTTTTACTCCCTTTGAATTTGAAATTACTGTAGCTAAATCTGTTACACCTTCAAATCGACACTGATTAAAAGTAACATTTTTAGCTGAGTCTATTAACCCAATTGGGATATTAGCTACATCACTTTTAAATGTAATACCAGATATTTCAACGGGACCTAGTTGACTTTGTTCGGTGAGCCCGTTATTGAACATATCAGATGATATTCCGATTGAAGTTGTTAATTTAAAAACACAATTGGCGGTGAGACTAGTTTGAACTATAAAGACGCTATCTTTGCCCGAATTACGAAAAACACAATAGGGCGGAATTTTCAAGTCTTTACTTATTAAATAAGTTCCTGGATGAAATCTTATTGTTCTTCGAGTGATTGCTGGAGTGGCAAATGCTTTTCTGTTATATGTTTCGTCTATACATCTTTGTATTGCGTCTGTGTCGTCATTTTCACCGTTGCCTATTGCTCCATAGTCTTTAACATTAATAAAATCATCTAGTTTATCTTGTATAGTTCTTCTACTAGGATTATTTAAATCGGGCCCGGTCTGAACTTGATATCCACCTTGAAAACCTTTATAAGTGTAATTTGCCAACAATGACATAATGTCAGAGTTGACAGTAAGAATTTCAGTGTTTCCTTCGTATGGGGCACCTTGCTCTAATAAACCGTTGCCAATAAAAAGTCGTAGTTTATCAATGGCCCACCCAAATTCACCGGCTCCTAATTGTGCCAGTTCCTCAAGAAGCCCTCGTCTAACTTGAATTTGAGAAATCTGTATTACAGCCATAAAAACTATATCCTAATAGATGTATTTAGTTGTTTTTATAGTACTCAGTTACCCTATCCCACCATTTATGAGTCCAGGTATCAAAGTCTTTAGGCTCTAGCACGAATTGTTGATATACAGGGTCCCCCCATTTACCCGGGTGTATTTCCGGAGGTCTTACACACATGAGAATTACACCTTTTCTTATATTAGTGCCAAACATTTCATTATGTGCTAGTGCATAGGCTGTAATCTGTAAAAAATAATCGTCGATATATTCTATTTTTTTAGGTTTATTTGTTTGTTTAAAATCGAATATAGTTTCTTCGCCATCATGGATTCCAACTCCGTCGGTCGTACCAGCATATAGTCCCGGATAATACAAAGTAACTTCATTACCCCAAACTTCATTGATCTCCGTAAATCCCTCGGCAATAACTTTTTTAGCCATTAAAAGGCTTTGTTGAGCATAAGGGTTACTCACTGAATCTTTCAGTTGTTGCCCCTTAATATAATCTTCGAGGTACTTATGCATTCGAGTACCACGATTAGCTGCTTCCGTTGTAATAGCCTGTGCCTGTGCAGCACCGACTCTTTTCTTCCAGTTATGTAATCGTATTCTTCCTTCGATTGGCTTTGTTGCATCGAGTATAGATGTAACACTAGCTACACGATCGCCGTTGGGTGTTACATAATGGCGCTTTCCGTTAACTGTTTCTTTTTTGATTTGTTGGTAATTGTATTTTTGATTAAGCATAAAAAAATAGTGTTAGACTGTTTTATAACATATCTAACACTATTTTACAATCAATATTATGATCTTTTTGATGCAGCTCTTTTTGCCATTTTGCTTACAGTGGAAACTGATTGATCGCCGCCCGATACATTACCAATTTCATTGCTATCGGTCTCTGGCCCAATATCAATAGTTTTTGTATCACTAACTGATGGGTTAAGATAGATATACTTAAATCCGTTTTCATCGCCACTGATCTTAGAGATGATGTTTTTCACCGCAGATTTTTTATCGTAAAGATTTTTTAGTGTGTCTACATTGAACATTTCTGATCCAGGTCGTGTTCGTACCATATTGACTAAACTATCAATACGAATTCTTGGCGCCTGATCAGTATGCCTGAATCGATTTCGAATTTCTTCTAAAGCGTCTAGAAGATTATTTAAAGCAGAAGGATCCTGTCCTTCTGAAATAAATTCGCGAGCTCTCATTAACGCTTTTCTCTACCAACTGGTTCAGTACCACCGGCTGCTGCATCGGTTGCAGCGAAATTATCTAAATCGGCATCCATATCGCTAGTTGGCATTCCCTGTGGTCCACCGGGTAAAGGCATAGCACCAGCTGGTGCAGCAGTCATTGCTGTTTCGTCGCCAGCTAGTTGACGAGCAGATGCATCTGCTGTTTCACGAGCCTGAGTTAGTGTAGCAGTTAAATCTGTCAATAATTGTCCCATAGACGATTTGAATTGTTCCGCATGAGGCGCACCCATTTGTCCTCTAATAGTATCTACTAGGGCTGGTAATTGTTCAACTTGCATTTTGCTAATTTTTTCAAGCATATCTTGTAAACTATCGACCATGTCTTTAGCTGCAAGAGCTACTTCAGCATCCTCAAGTTTTCCTTCCATCAAATGGCGGTTTTCGTTGATCCATTTTACTAAACTTTCTCTTACTACCAAAAGTTCCATATATCTAGGATTTTTTTCTGCGGTATGCACACCGTAACTATGCCGAATACGATTAATATTTTCGGTAATAGTATTTGTTAAATGTAATGCTTTACCATAGGTAAGTTTATTAAAATCGATCGAAAAGCCAAAACGGCTATTCATCAACGAATTCATCTTTTTAGATGTTGTTATCGGACTGATATCTGAAAGGTTCATATTAGGATTCCTAAGATTTAATGTATTTAGCTGAACTTAAAATTTTTTTAAGTCGATTTTTCGATTCGTCAAGTTTTAATAAAGATTCTCGATAACGAACAGAAAATAAATCAATTTTATGATTATTTTTCTTTTTTATAGCCTGTTTGAATCTTAATTGATATTGTTCAGTTTTTATAGCTAGTCGATTAACTTCTTGATCGTGTATAAGAATATAATCAGCGAGACTAGTTTTATTAGTTTGTTTGTAGATAGCAAACAAAATAGCCGAAAGTTTATTCAGAAAATTATATTCTATTTCTGAAAATAAAGAAACAGCCTTCCATTGATAGGATTTTTTGTAAACTATGTAATTTCCAATAAGATATCCGTCTTTTTTAATTTTAGCTATTAATGGTTTTTTCTTACTAAGAGTATTTTTAGTAACAAATGAAGTTAATTCAGACTGTGTCCAGTCCTTGATATAATCAACTGTTTGATTTACAAAACCCTCAACGGCTAGTATTTTTGAAATATTCGATTGATCCATTATTATTTTTTCTTACGACTAATCCCCTATTGACCATCTTGGATATTAAAAACTGTTCTCTTTCATTCAATGAAGATTTCATTATTTTTTCATTCTCGTTGAATTTTCCCAATAGGTCACTTTCCTCGTTATCAACAGGTATTTGAATATAATTAGTTAGTTCAACTATTTTCATAATTTATTAAAAAGCGTCACAATCAATGTAATCATTCCGCCCATTAAAACTCCTAATATACTTGTACCTATTGTTATTAATTGCTTACTTTGTTTATTAGAGGCATTTGCAATCGATTCTCTAATAAACAAAACATGGCCTTCTAATAATTTTACTTCTGCACTAACTGAATCTATTTTTGCTTGTAAAGTTGTATATCGTTCAGCTAGTACCCCGTATCTTTCTGCACACAATTCTACATGTGCCTCAAGATTGGCTTTTTCAATATTTGTTGTCGACATTACTTAAAACCCTTAAATTAAATTTAAAATTCGACAATTATTTCTACTTGAAATTCACTAAGTGATATTTGATATTTATATCGTATTAGAATTTATTGTCAAAAAAAAGCCCTACATTGTAGGGCTTTTTGTAATCAGCTAATAATTACTTAATAGCGAAAGTATCAACAACTGCGGCTGTAACACCAGTAACACCACCGAAGTTAGCACCGGCTGTAATACCTGGGCCTTCAATCAACATATAAAGAACATCAGTAACACCAGCTTCGAAACTACCAATTGCTGTAATACTATTAGTTAATTGAATAAATTGAACTAATGAATCAGCTTCGGCTTGGGAAATATTTGTTTTGCTGAAGGAAGCCAATTGGGCTGTACGGCCAAAACCGTTAAAACCTTCAGTTTTACCATTAACTCTTGCAAAAATAGCCATGATTTTTCCTTTTTAAATCGTAACGCTTTCGCGTATGTAATTATTTATCAAAATGAAAAAATTTAACGCTCTTTAGAGAAATGAGCTATTCCAAAATTTGGATTGATAAGTTTAATTAACCCCAGGCTAGTTGGAAATACGATTCCTTCGCCGCCGGGTCCGGCTATGGTTTTTTGATTGAAACCTTTTATCTGGGACTCAAACGCATTGACCAGCTCAATTTTAGTTTTAAAAATCGAATTCCATATTTGATACAATGAATCTAATCCTGACTTATTTTTAACTAAATATCCCGATTCGCCATCCCCTAATAGATTTTTTTGCTGTTTAAGATTAGCATTTTTTTGTAACCAAATATTGATAGTATCTTTAGTTTGTTGAGTTCGAATTTGATTTAAATAAGTTCCTAATAATTTTTTTGCTACATTATCGAGACCTGATAAAAATCTGTCAGATTCTGGTCCTTTAATTGACACTCTAGTTTCGGCATCTCTAATCATTTTTAAAATTGCATTTTGATTAGGTAATGTAAATGTCATATCGATGTTAGGTGGAATAACTGCAACATTACTAATATTTGATAGCCCCGATTGTCCATCCCATGGTTTACCGTTATGTTCATGTACAACAATCAAGGCGACTTTATTGAACATTAATTTACCCAAATAGCTATCTTTATCAACAGTATATTCAACTGTAGTCGGCCCAAATACAAAATTATCATTTTCGGGCTGTAATCCGGCAGAATTTACTACCATTAGGTCGCCTTTAAAAACACCGGCATTATTACTTACACTTTTAGAAAGACCAGGCCAAATTGTATCAATTTTATAGTATAGATCGGATCTATTAGCACCTCGCTGTATATCATAGTCTCTCCACCCTTGAGAACTAGTAGGATATACTCCTTTGGCTGGCATATACTTGTCAGTCATAAAAAACTGACCTTGTTGATTTCTACCAAAATACAATGCGATACCGCCATCCCATTTAATAGTTGCCAATTCAGGATTCTGCACTATTTCTTTTAAAGCCCTAGTATAATTCATTGCTTGGGAAGAACCTTGCAATATAGAATCCTCGGGATGGGGAATCCTTGGCCCATCGCCGATAGCTTCAACTAAGTATTCTGAAAATCTTTTAATAGTCATAGTGAGTTACTAATCTGTCTAAACCAAGCCGCAGTTCCTGGTTGTATTGTTTCAGGTAATTTCATTAGGCCTTTAGCAGCATCTTGCCTAGCTTGAGATAACTTACCTTCTTTATCGGGATCATTTTCTAGTGCTTTGAGAATTGTCTTAACACTATTTAGATCGTTTTCTTTAGCTTTTGGACCTAATAATATTTTAGCAACTTCTTTACGAGTTCTGCCAACAATCTCGTTATCATCCCGACGAATTAAATTTGCACCAAAAGGATCAAATTTTAATCCTAGATATTTGGCAATACTACTAATTAACATAAAGACTTCGCTACCCTTGAATTCAGGATCCGAATACATCCCCCGTAGTCCATGTTGGTGCCATGGTGCAACTATAGATGCTTCTTTAATTATCATTACATCAACTTGAGCTATTTGTTTTTTTCTAGTTTTACCAGCAACATAAACGATTCCAATACTTACATTGCGACCGTTAACATTGGCTTCTATACCTTTATTTTCAAAATAAGATTTTAATTTTTGTTTTGCCTCTTTAACAGGATCTTTAGAATCTTCTGTTTTAAACAATTTAATTACATCTTCGGCTTCAACCATTAGATCGATATCGCCCGATTGTAGTTTATATCCAGCAGACCCTATATCTGTTTGCAGTTGCGGAGTTAATTCTGCTGGTATTAATTTTTTAGCCAATTCAACTACAGTTTTAACATCATCTTGATTAACTGGAACAGAGTTAGCTATTGCATTTCCTCCTTCATTGATAACTGCGCTTTCGGTTACATTGGTCGGTGGTCTTGCACTAGAAATATTAGTAATATTAGAACCGGCCCCCGGAGCAGAAAAATCAAATTGCTGTTGTGCTGTTGCCGCTTCAAGATCGGGATTTTTAATTTGTTTACCTGACTGTATAGCTAGTTTTATATCATGATATGTTTTATTCAAGAACTGAATATCTTTGGGGACTTTGATTTCTTGACCGTTTTCTTTATAGGTCCAAGTTTTCTTTTTAGAATCATAATATATAATATGACCTTGAACATTTAATTCGGCATCCACTCTAGGATAAGCATAATCCGTAGGAAGTTGCGACGGGGTGCTTGTTGTTGCAGGTGCTGCTTGAAAATATTCCTGTATTCGTTTAAAAATATAATCGTAAATGATATTATTATTTAAAACACCAGAAGGTATAGCTACATTTGAATTAGGACGATCGTGAAATTGCTGATTTGCCCAATTGGTTAAAATTTGGTTTAGTTGACCGGGAGCTACATTAGGATGCCTTGCTACTTCTTGATTCCATTTTTGAAAATAATGATCGGCTACCTTTTTAAGTTCTTCCTTTTCGGCTCGTTGTGCTCTACCTGCTTGCACATTTCTAATAGCCCCTTGAATACCAGATCCTATTTTTCTAGCCCAGTCGCCGATTCCTTCGTAAACTATTTCATTTATTTTCATTTTTTAATTTTCTTATCCCACGAACAAATTTGGTTGAGTCGCCACTACGAATACTATTCAACAACCGGCGCTCAAGTTCTCCGGAAACTTCTTGATCGTAATTTTCTCTTATAAAGGAAAGTAAATTAATGGCACTTTGAATAACATTAGCTGCACGACTTTCAACAAAGTGTTCTTTGTCTCTTTGTGTTGCAATCTGATCTAATTCAGCCAATAAACTTTTAGTACGATTTTGCAAGAGAATAAGCCTCCATTCTTATATTTATACTTGTGAGCTTTTAAAACTGCTTAACATTTGTCGTAGTTTTGTAGATTCTGATGATACATTTATTTTAGGTTGATCGGATGATGTCGTATCTTTGTTAATAGTAGTTTTAGTTCTAATAGATTCTAACGCAGAAACTGCACTGTTCCTATAAGCAGAATCCTCTTTGGGCGATTCACCGGGATCAGTAATACGCATATTTTCCATATTATAATCTAAATCGATTTTTTGTCCTACACCAGTCGAACTACGAGATTTCATGCATTGAATCTGATATTTCCCTCTTTCTCTCATTGCTCTGCTAGTAAAAATACCAAATACATTATCGGCAGTATTAATTTTACTAATACCACCCGAAATATGACTATGATCGAATTCGACTTCTTCTACTGCACTTCGATTTAATTGACTAGCTGTTACCATTAAGACGCCTAGCTCTTTGGCTAAATTTCTTAATTCTTCAGAGACATACTTGTCTTTAACGAATAAATCACTAGGACTAACTTTAGTACTCACTGGCATAAGCAAATCTAAATAGTCAACCATAACAAAGTCTACCCGGATTCCAGTTTGAATCTGTACTTCTTTTAAGTAGCTGCGTATATCATTAATATTACTCTGCGCCGGAAGACCTTTTACACGATATTGTCCGGCTTTTTTTCCAGCTATTTTAATCTTTAATTCTGTATTTTCTATGTCTCTTCGTATCTCTTTTGTACTCATACCAGTTAACATAGCATCAGTTCGCAAGCTAGTTAATTCTTCGCTAAGTTCTAGAGTAATATAAATTCCACTAAGACCGGCCTGTAACCAGTTCAATGCTATGTTCATCATAACCAAAGATTTACCCGACCCAGAGCCGCCGGCGAAGATGTTTAGTTCGCCTCGGCTGAACCCACCATATAGCAATCTATCCATTTGAGGCCAACCTGTGCTGACTTGTCCGCCACTGTTAAAATATTTGTTAATACGCTCACTGGGACTAGCCCAATAGTCTGTGCCCATGTCCTTGGTTAAACTAATTTGTACGGCGTCTTTGATCAGTCGCTCAACAGGATCAAACTCACCCTTTTCGATCATGTCCGCGGCTTTGAGAATTGCTCTTTCAAGTTCTTGTTTTTTGGTAAACGACTCAAACTCATTCATAAACCATTCTAAATGGTTATCGTTTATTTCCGGAACAGGGCGTAATTCAACACCTGTAACTGCTCTTATTTGATCATAGGTGGGCAAAGTTTTATACTGATCCGAATGTGTAGCTAAAAACTTAGCACACTCTCTTAGACCGCGATCAAAATTGTCTGGATTGTAGATATTCTGAACCCGCACAAAACTTTGTGCGTCAGTTAACATAATTTCTAAAAATAGTTTTTGTAAATCAACCGAATATTCTTTAAGAGTCATAACTTAATTATATAGTTTTCTTTTGCGTAATTCAATTTTAAGTTTGCTGATTTCCCGAGATTCAAGAATGCTTTTGAGCACAAATAGTTTTCCATAGCGTACTGTAGCTTCATTAATATCCTTACAAGTCTCTAACCATAATGGAAAACTTACAGTCCACCCGTATTTGACAGCATAATCAATAAGTTGAGCACCGGCGGCATCTGAGTCGGGTACAACAATAACTTCCCGTCTAAGACTATCAATGATATCGGCCTGATCTTCGCTACATTCATTGCTCAGTACAGCAACACCATCTACACTCATGGCATCAAAAGGACCCTCGCTGACTATAACAAACTGCCAATCTTTTTGTTGACGATCAATGTTAAACACATAATGCGGCTCATGATTACTATAATATTTGGGTTTAACTGTGGAATCCCAGGTCCTAGCAGTATAACCAATTATTTCATTATGCCAAGTAAAGGGGATTATCAATCTACGATTCAAATTATTCGCTATAGATTTACTAGTATAGATTGGATACTTATCTGGATTAATATTTCTTTCTAACAAATATTGTAATACCTTTGCATCTTTAGACTCAAGTACATTAACTGCATCCTCGGGTAAATAACGAGGTTTGAAGACTACTTCCTGTTGTTTTTCTTTTTCTAAAATTTCAGGTGCAACTAAATCTTTGACCCGAATCGCTTCAAAAACCAAACGCCGTATTGTGTTTTCATCGGCCCCTAACCAGCCAATTAATTTTCGAAATTTATAGTTTAAATGGTAGCCTGGGCTGTAACTAGCTTTAAAATTACAATTAAAACAATGATAGCTAATGCCACCATTATTATTGAACATTATACCTCCTCGACCACGGGTGTCTGCGGTTTCCCCGTTATGCACACAACAAGGTGCATTAAAACTAATCCAGCCCGAAGGACTACGCTTTTTGCGAGCCGGAAGTAATTGTAGTGCAGTATTTTGGATGGACATTAGCATCCTTAATATTTTATACTAAGGATGCTAAAAAATCAAAGATTTATTTACCAACTACTTGTACCGGTAATTTTTACCCAAATATTTGCAGTACCATCAGTATAGTTGGTATTACAAATATAAAAATCGTCACCGCTGATTGAATAATACCCTTTAAGGTCTCCTGATACACCTTTGTTAGTAGTCGGAGCAGAATCTTTATAGTGCACAAGGTGTGTGCTAACGCCCGAACCAAGTGAAGTAATATCAATAAATGCACCTCGAGCATCGCCGCCCTGCTCAAATATTCGTAACTTATTTTTATAAGCATCAACGGTAATGCCCGTTCCTGAATAATCTGCATTAGTATTAGGTTTTGATAATAATAACTCACCACCTTCGTCGCCTGAACCTGCTAAAATAGTCATCTGCGGAACAGACACTATGTTTGAAGCAAATGTAAAGTACGGGCTACCGGCCGGATCGTTAGAACTATCTTTGTAAACTACTTGATTAGCAGAACCTGCCACGGGACCAGCACTTCCGGTATAACCAACACTACCGGCATAACCCACTGCACCCTGATCGCCTTGGCTACCTGTATAACCAGTAGTTCCTTGAATGCCTTGATCTCCTTG